TTCATCGATAACAGCTTTTGATGCTCGTGTAAGGATTTTACGACTATTGACCGTAACTTCTCTTTTATCCAAAGCAACTTCCTTATCTGACCAAGAAGAAAAGCGACCAATTGATTCTCCTATTAATACTTTTTCATAAATAGGATTGTTCAGCTGATCGCTTCCGATTTTTTTGTTTGCATATAAAAAGAGTGGATAGAATCTCATAAGAATCTCACCACTCCCCTATTTCCGTTATCCTGCTTATTTTTCATTTCGAGATATCTAGCAAAATCAGTCTCATACTCTTCTAAAATATCATCTACAAAAGTAACACTGAAGGTATCCACATTTTCCGATTTAATCCCCTCATTGCTAGATTGAGACCTATTGTACATTGCACAAACCACTTCGACTGCTACTGATTCAAGTTCTGGTGGCAGGAGGGTAAGACCTAATCGTAAGTTGATACGGTCCAAAGCTGTCTTTATTAATTCATCTAAAAGCGCAGGATTGGCTTCAGGTTTACGAATTAATACTCGTTCTTTAATAGCCATATTAATCAACCTTTAGCTCGTTTAGCTCATTTTCGGCTTTTTCAGCTGCTTCCTTACCTTTTACCTTCTCACCGTTCGAAAGCTCGTAATAGCCTCCCCCAGTGTGTTTAGGGAAAACTTCATCTTCTCCCGGATTTACAAGTTCCTCAGGATCCTCTTCATACGCAATAAACGGTTTACCCTTTCGGTTGTTTGTAGATGATAAAGCTTTGATACGCTCTTCACTAGGTTCGTATCCTTCTCTTGGATACTTTTCTCCCACCTTCGGATACAAATAGTTTCCATCTTCTACATCCTTAAACGGATCAATTACTTTATAACCCATGATCTATTCATCCTCTCTTAATTAAACTTCCGGTATTGGTTCCTCAATAGTTATTTTCACTACCCCATCAAGACGTTCAGCAAATAAAGTTACTCCTGACAATGCGATTGTTTCGGCAGTAAGATTTTTCTTTTGGATATCATGGGTTACACCGATCAAGCCAAGCTCTTCAGTAGTGAAATCGAACGCTTTATTGATTTCTCCACCCGTAATTTGTACGTAAGCCAGAACAATGTTTTCTGGTGCAGTAGCATAAACAGTTCCTTTTGGTACGGAAGTATTGATGATCACTGTATCTACACCTGCAAAGTTTTGAATATATGTTAGACCAAAAGCTGTTTGAGTAGTAACTTCTGCTTTTGCTAAATGATCGGCAATATCTTCCGGATTAACGAAAGCAACTGTTTGAGCTGCATCATCTTCAAACAATGTTTGAATTTTCCCCCATGCTCGAGCAAAAGCACCTTGCAAAGTTGTAGCAGATGCAGTGCCAGTACCTGTTGCTAAGAAATTGAAGAAACGAGTACGTACACCCTTTTGGATCTCTCTTAATAGCTTTTCATCAGTCTCCACAATCGCCTGATCATATCCGTGCCTTTGGATAGACTCAACAGAAGCAGCTTTACGGTATTTTTTAAATGTTAATTCAATAGTATCAGCTGGCTCTGTTGTCACTTTAGAAAGTGGAATTGTTTCGCCTTCCCCAACAGCATCATCTGTGGCCATTGTTACAGTAGACTTGTATGTCTTAATAACCATTCCGTTTGTCAATGGCATTCTGCGAGTAACCCCTAGTGCTTCGATTAATTTAGAAAGGTTAGAACCAAAACGCTCTGTAAAATCGATAGCAGCTGCCTTCGCTAAATCTCCTGTTTTAGTTAGATTGTCTTCAGCGAAAAACTGTAGATTTAATGGTAAACGAAATTCTTTCTTTGAATATGTCATATTGTCTTTTCCTCCTAGTTATTTGAATAGGTGCATATTTTCAGTAATTAATTTTTGACGCTTTACAGCATCTTTCTCTGCCATAATGTCTTGCTTAGTAAGTGGTTTACCGTTGTTAGTAGTCACTTTAGGTGGTTTACCAGCTAAAGCTTTTTTCACGCCCTCCTGTACCTTTTTATCTACAAGAGAAATAAAAGTATTAACGGCTGTTTGAGTGTCTTCTGCAGACTCTTTTACGACGAATGAAAGTAATTCATCATCGGCAACAATATCCTTTTCAGCTAGCATCTTTGTAGCTTCTTTAGAAAGGGAATAGAAAGCATCTTTTCTCTTGTAGTCCTCTAACTCTTTTTGAAGTTTATCGAACTCATATTGCTTCTTCTGCTCCTCATTCATCTTGGCTAGCTTCTCAGCTTCTTTAACTGCTTTTTCTGCTGCCTTTTTCTCCCGGGCTACCCTTTGTTTTACAATCTCCTCCAGCTCTTCCTGCGTATAAGTTTTACCTGGTGCTGGTGGTTCTGGGTTTGGATCAGGCGTTGGATCGGGATCAGGGTTTGGATTAGGGTCTGGATCTTCAGCATAAAACTGTAAATCTAATTTCAACAGATTGTCAGGTGATACTTTGGGCCATACTTTTTCTATGATTTCTTTCATGATTATTCTCCTCACTTTTTATAGACTTGGTTGTCTTTTATACTCATGCAGTTTAATGTCACCAGCACGGTTATGGACATAAAAAATAGCCCTTGTTAGGACTTTGTAATCTCGGTTTTCAATTCTTCCATTTCACTTTTTGCTTGCACTTCTAAATTCTCGATTTTTAATTGTATCCTTTCAAGTTGTCTCAAAGTTTTAGCGCGCCTTGCTTCTTTGTGCAGCATTTTCATTTCAGCTTGTTTTCTTCTAACACTTTGGTTAGTGCAAAATGCTATATATTCATTTTTACAATGTGGACAAGTGAAATAGGTTTTTTCAATATTCTTAGTTAGCTCTGTTTTGACTTCTATTTCAAACTCTTCACCACACTTATCGCAAGTTGATTTCAATACGATCACCTTTTCCAAGTTCTTTTTAATTCTTTTATTGTTGCCCCAACGAGCATAATGCTTATCGACAAGGCGATGGCTAAAATGATTAAACAAGCCCCATACTGTAATGCTGTTAAAATAGACACGTCATAACCTCCTAATCTTCTAATGGGATAACCGTTGTTCTGCAGCGTGCATGAAAGGGAGGATAATTTACTCCAACCCTTGCACTATCAAAATCAAACTGTTCCCCGTCTAAACTTCTACACGTTTTGCTTGTCTTACGATCCATTACTGCAGATATCCCATAACGAGTTACACCTGCATCTAAGAATGCCTGCTTATTAGCTTGATTCATGACGAAATTGTATTCAGTCTGCAGCAACCTTTTAGCATCATTCTCTCCGACCCCTGTACGGTACTGAATTACTTGGGACATCTGTTTATAATCGTCTCCACGAATAATGCCGTCTCTAATTTCAGCATTCAAAGCGTTAAGCAATCTCTCTTTATTCCCCCAAATACGAGTTGAGAAATTGCCTTCATTGATCCATTTCTCATTAAGAGTCTGCTGCATGGCCAAATCGTTAATAACAAAAAAAGCTGGTGGATTTTTTAACCCTTTCATCGTTGACAAATACCCATTTTCGTATGCTTCTTCAAGCAACTTTCGAAATTCTTCTTCCTCAAAGGCTCCAAGCTCTATCATTCTCATACGAATATCAAGTTGTAAGCCTTCTAATCTGTTGAGCTTGTAAATAGACTCCCTAATAGGCATTAAATGAGCGTATTTAGGATTACGTCTTGCAAACTCGTCATAATCCTGAAACAGCAAATCACGCTCTTTTTCCGTCAACGACTGCACAAGTTTACGGTATTCTATAACTCCGTCTTTTCCGTATTGCGTGTAATAGCTGGCTATTTCTTTCCTCAGCTGCTCTTCCACACGAAGGTATTCTTTTCTCATTTTCTTTTCAAATTTGGAATTCTTTTTATCCTGGGCAGTGAATAGTTGGACCATCCTTTTCTCCCAGTAGGACTTTCTTTCAGCATCCATTAACAATTACTCCTTGCAACAATGAAGCGCGGTTTACGATTAAGTACTTGACTGGATTTAACTATCTTAACAGGAGCATGCCAACTGACTTTAATTTCTTTTGCACGCTTTATCTTTCTAATAGTTGATTGGAGTGTTTCAAGCAAGTTTCTAAAAGTTTCACGAAAACTATTAATCGCTTCAGCAAGGTTCTTACAGAAATCCTCAAATTGAGTGTTATCCATTATTCTTCCCCTCCTGTCACAAAATCACCGTCTGGACCAGTGTTAAAGTCTTTTGCTTGGCTCTCTGTTTCTGCTGCCATTCTATCGATCTCCTGTTTAGGATTATCCACAATGGACAGCACGCTTAATTGCGTTTCTTTTGATACTACTCCTTGAAGCTTTCCAGCTGTTTCTGCTTCATCTGCAACGTTTCTCGGAATGTTTCTAGTAAACTTGTAATTAATGTTTCTCCAATCATCTTTCTTATTAGCGTCGACGAACATTGGAACGCTAAATACCATCTTAAAGCGACGGTTCATACCTGAAGTGAATTTACGTTCTTTCATGGCAGCAAGGTTTTTCATAGGCTGCAACTTAAATTCAAGCGCTACCCCACTTGCATTGCCAAATGACTCGTCGTTGATATTGGCCACCATGCTAATCTGATAAATAAGCCTTTCGAGACGATCCAGTAAATGCTCCTGCGAAGTATCACCGTCAGGCTTTTCTAAAAATCGTACGATGATATCTTTAGCGTTATCCGTACCGAATAAGTTAATAATCCGATTATCTCTAATCCGATGAATCCCTTCCTCATCTAATTCGGCTCCTAAAACAGCTAAATACGCATCGGCAAAATAATCAACGTCGTTTGCCTTCTCTGATAAAGCTTTATCAAAAGCATTAATCAACGATTCTACTGATTCAAAGATGGATTGCCTTTCCTCATTTTCGATGTATTCAATAACGGGCACATCGCCGTAAAAAAGGGCAGTTTCATCGGAAAGAATTAATCCGTCTTTTCCTTCTGCAATTGTTATTTCACTATCCGATGTAAACAATTGTCCTTTTATGCCATCGTCCGTCTTTTGATATCGGACAGCAAATAAAGGCTTTTGTGCGATAGTATCGTCATAAACGATAAACATATCGAGTGGATTGTTATAGGTGCTGCATGTTTCTGATTCCTCATTCTGATAAAGCAGCTCAAATCCATGGCCATATATGCTCGTGATCTTACTTAGTTCGGCTTGGTTATCGTCCATGTCATTCCGTTTAAGAAATCCATCGACTCTTTCGTTTATTTCCTTTTTGTCATGGCTTACTTTAATAGGGATTCCAATAAAATAACCGTTAAATGTATCAACAATGTACTTTGCATAGTTGACCACTAAACGGTTATCCGGCTTATATTCTGCTTTGTCTTCCTGGCTTAAGATTGGGGCCTTACTCTCATACAATTCTTTTAAACGTTTGTACCTGGGCAGCTCTTCTTCATGAAGCTTAATAAAATTCTGTACCACTTCTGCTGTTATCTCTTCTTCTGCAGGATGGATAAAAACAACCATTTACAACCCTCCTTTGAATGTTTTGATTTGTACGGTTGCGCCCATTTTCTCCCCGATACCTGTTAAAGCGTCCGGAGCATCATCATGGGCATTCTTACCTTCTTTTTGATAGCTAGTTAAATCCTTATACAACTCTGGCCATTTATTCCTCCATCCTTCTGGAAAATAAACGTGATCCATTACCCAAGTTGCATTTGATAGGATCCTTGCAACCTTATTTTGACTTTGATGGAACCAATGCACCTTTGTTTTGTTTGAACTGAACTTTTCTTTTAGAATCCTTTCCACACTGCGAGCATAGCCACGTCCTCCATTATTGGATTCGATATGAGCTAGATTCACGTTATTCTTGTATAGCTTCTCAGCTAGCAACGGCTCTGTTACTTCCATTCCGTCTTTCGTGTAAATAACATCAA